TTTGGACGTAACGGCATGCTTAAAGTAGATGGTGCGGAGGGTATCCTGTTACCCAATGGACTGCGTTTGAAGTACCCCAACCTGCGTAAACGACAAGACGAAGAGAGCGGCAAAGTTGAGTATGTGTACGACACCAAGAAGGGTAAAGCCATCATCCCTAACCGAATCTACGGCGGCAAGGTAGTAGAGAACGTATGCCAAGCGCTTGCGCGTATTGTGATAGGTGAGCAGATGTTGTTGGTGGCCAAAAAGTATCGTGTGGTTATGACAGTACATGACGCCATTGCTTTTATTGCACCCGAAGCCGAAGCCGACAGAGCTAAGGAATACGTTGAGTTGTGTATGCGTATACGCCCCGCGTGGGCTTCTGAGTTACCTTTGAATTGCGAAGCTGGGTATGGCAAAAATTATGGAGATTGCTGATGATTGACGACATGTTGAAAGCCAAGTTACTCATAGCACACAGACCGTGGGAGAACGAGCCTGACTTTGAGGAGTGGGTAGACAAAGACACTGGATATACCTGCCGTGTTAAACGCAATGAGTCAACACTATCTTTGTGTGGGTATGTTGCAGTACCTATAGGTAACAAGGTACGTGGGATGAACTATCAAGATGCGGGGGAGGTTGGTGTGTATGCGCATGGTGGGCTGACCTTTGGAGACAAAATGGATGGGCGCAAGTGGTTTGGGTTCGACTGTGCTCATTCGGGTGACTTAGTTCCTGTGTTTCACATGCGGCGAGTTGTCGAAGGTTCAGATTATCCCGATATAGTGGAAGAAACATACCGCACGTTTGACTGGGTCAAAAAAGAAACAGCCAAGTTAGCCGACTCGATTGCAAGGGCGCATGACAGCATAATCAATGACGATGTGATGTCGGCGGTTAGGGAGAGTATGCGTGGTGGTGCTAGCGTAACCGAGGAGCTTGCCAAGCGTGGGTATGTTTACAGAGAAAAGAAAAGGGCTAACAAATGATTGAAGCGTTAACGTGGGTAGCAGTTTTTTTAGCGGGCGGTCTTTTCACCGTAGTCGCTGGTGGTGTTTTTATATGGGCGATATTTTGGATGCAGAACGGAGGGCGTGATGACTGATACATGGAGGGAACATGACCCCAAATAGTTTTGACATTGACACCTGCAAAGAAGTTGTAGGCGATGATCGTATGCGAGTCATTGAAGCCAAGGCACGGCAAGATGCTGACAACGGCGTCACACAAAAGTTTCAGCCAGCAAAGGAGGCGTATTGGGACAAAGTGCGTTCGATTATGGAGTACGTTATATATATGACCGCACACAAGAAGCGGATGGAGCGAGTTGCAAGAATAAAAGAAAGGGAGAAGAACACATGAAATTATACGGATACGTTTGGACAAAAGACAAACACGAACCCAAGTTTTTTTGGACAGAGTCCCCTGCAAGAGAAATTCAAAAGAATTTTGGCGGTGAAGTTGTGGCGGTGTACAAATGATTGAAACAATCAAAACATTTTGGGGTAGGCTACGTGGGCGTGGCAAAGTGGTTGTAGTCGAGGGGTTGATTTGGAAATGCACCAAGTGCCATTTTATTTTTTTAACGAAAGAAGAAGGAAAGAATCATGCAAGTAATGTCAATTGTTGAGCAAGATGATGGGACTATGACTATCACCTGTGACTTCACTCAGGCCGAAGTAAAGGCTCTTGTTGAGCTTGGGTTTCTAAAACTGATGGAAGAATACTTGGAAAAGAACGCGCCATTTCATGAGGCAAAGAATGAAGTGCCCCCAGTGTAAAACTTGGTCGGAAATCCTTGAAACAAGGGAAACGATTGACGGATACCGAAGACGGCGTGAATGCGCCAACGGGCATAGATTTACCACAAAAGAAATTGTTGTGCCGAGTAGAAAAGAAAACAAAAAGAAAGTTTAATATGAGTATCAAATGGTCTTTTAGCGGATTAAAAACATTCCAGCAATGCGCTCGGAAATACTACCGAACAAAGGTACTCAAGGACATTGTGGAACCTGACACCAAGGCAACCTTGTACGGTAAGTCCGCGCATACTGTTGCTGAAGAATACATACGTGACGGCAAGGAAATACCCGCACAGTTTATGTATATGAAACCGCTGTTAGACCAACTGAATAACATCCCGGGAAATAAGCTTTGTGAGGTTAAGCTAGGTATAACGGAAAAGCTAGAAACCTGTGATTACGATGCGCCGAATGTGTGGTGGCATGGGATTGCCGACTTGGTTGTAATAGACGAGGAGAAGCAACTTGCTCATTCCGTTGACTACAAGACCAGCAAGAACGCTAGGTACGCTGACACAATGCAACTAGACCTTATTGCGCTTGGCGTGTTTGCCAAGTATCCCAACGTAAAAAAGATAAAATCTGCCCTATTGTTTACGGTAAGCGGAGACCTTGTTACTGCTGAACATTACGCTGACAAGAAAGAAGAATACATAAAAACCCCTGCGCAAGGAGTTGAACGTCTACAAAAAGCGTTTGAAACTAAGGTTTGGAATCCTAGCAGTGGGCCGTTATGTAAATTCTGCTCGGTCAAAGATTGTGAGTACAACAGAAACTAAGGAAACATCATGCCATACGTGAACAAAGCTCGACCCTATAAAAAGGAATACCAACAACAGCTCGACAGAGGCGAGACTGAAACTAGAAAGAAGAGACAAAGTGCAAGATATGAGATGGACAAAAACGGCGTTGACCGTGCTGGAAAAGACATCGACCACGTGGTACCCCTATCCAAAGGGGGAACAAATGCTAAGAGCAATCTTAAACTCAAAGACCCAAGCGAGAACAGATCATTCAGCAGAAACTCAGACCACACGGTCAAAGTCAACAAGCCAAAGAAAAAATGAACTTATCAGAATACGATTGGCCGAGGCCACACAACCTATCCCCGTTTGCACATCAGAAGGAGACAGCGAAATTTTTGGTATCCAACCGGAAAGCTTTTTGTTTCAACGAGCAGGGTACGGGGAAGACAGCATCAGTGATTTGGGCGACGGATTATTTGATGAAGTTAGGGGTGTTAAAAAGAGTGTTAGTAGTCTGCCCACTTTCGATTATGAAGCCAGCTTGGCAGAATGATTTGTTTAAGTTTGCCATGCACCGTACTGTAGCGGTGGCTCATGGTAGCGCAGAGAAAAGAAGAGAAGTATTAGCGGGGGATGCCGAGTACGTAATCATCAACTACGACGGCGTCGGCATTGTGAAAAAAGAAATTGAAGCGGCTGGATTTGATTTGATTGTGATAGACGAAGCATCAGCATATAAGAACGCTCAGACAGAACGCTGGAAGGATATGAGGGATTTGATGAAGACGATTAAAGGTTTGTGGATGTTGACGGGAACGCCAGCGGCGCAGTCTCCTATGGATGCCTATGGGTTAGCGAAGCTAATAAATCCTACTGCGGTATCGCTAATCTATGGGCAGTTCAGAGACAAGGTGATGATAAAAGTGGGGCAGTTTAGATGGGTACCGAAGCCGGGTTCAAAAGAGTATGTACATAGCATACTTCAACCAGCTATCAGGTTTGAGAAATCCCAGTGTTTAGATTTGCCTCCGGTTACTTATGTAGACAGAGATGCACCATTGACGTCGCAGCAGGTAAAGTATTACAACATCTTGAAGAAACAAATGCTGTTTGAAGCCGACGGGGAAGAAATTTCGGCGGTCAATGCGGCGGTGCAGATCAACAAGCTGTTGCAGATTGCGGGCGGTGCGGTGTACTCTGATAGCAAAGAGGTCATCGAATTTGATGTATCCGAGCGGCTACGTGTGGTGCAGGAAGTGATTGAGGAATCAAGCCATAAGGTCTTAGTCTTCGTTCCATTCACGCACACCATTGAATTGCTTGAGAAACATTTAACCAAGAACGGCATAAGTTGTGACGTGATAAACGGGTCGGTGAACGTGAACAGGCGCACAGCCATCGTCAAGCAGTTTCAAGAACACGATAACCCCAAGGTGCTAATCATCCAACCACAAGCCGCATCCCACGGGTTAACCCTGACGGCGGCGAACACAGTGATTTGGTATGCTCCATGCACCAGCGTAGAAACCTACCTACAAGCTAATGCCCGTATAGACAGGCCGGGGCAAGTGAACAACATGACAGTGGTTCACATCAAAGGTAGCCCCATCGAGAGAAAAATATACGACATGTTGCGCAACAATATAAAAAACCACATGCAAATAATTGATTTGTACCGACAAGAAATTTCTTCTGAAACAGCTTGACAATGTCCAACATTGTGATAAACTAACTTTCCCGCAAACAATTGGAGTTCATATGAGCGATGAGACGCAAGGGGATAAGGCCCCTCAAAAAATGGATGATATGGTTAAAGCCTACATTCGTATCAGAGATAAACGATCAGAAAACAAAAAAGAATTTGAAGAACACGACAGCAACCTCGAATCACAAATGCAGTTGATATCCGATGAGATGCTCAACATGTGTAAAAAAATTAATGCCGACAGCATTAAAACAAAGTATGGCACGATCATGCGTTCAGTTAAGTCACGGTATTGGACGAATGATTGGGATTCAATGTACGATTTCATATACGAAAACGACGCATTTGGCCTACTGGAGAAACGACTTCATCAAACCAACATGAAAGACTTTCTTGCAGAGAATCCCGATTTGCTCCCCAAGGGTTTGAATTTGGAGAGTGAGTACACCGTGGTAGTTAGACGTTCTAAGGAAACATAAACATGAATGAAATTGAGATGAGCCCCCAAGAGACAGATTTTGACATCGAAAGAATTTGTGACTACAAAAGTTTGGCAGTGCGTTATGCGTTGCGCTACTTTGAAATTTTTCCCGCAGAAGATCACAATCTTTTGGAAGCGGCTGGACAGATTTACGAATTTATCATTGGAGAGAAAGCATGAGCAACATTCAAATGTTCAAGGAAGAGTTACCCGATTTCTTGCGTAACGCAGGTGTTAGTGAACTTACAAAACAACTTGCTGGCAACGGCACCGCAATTAAACGTATCGTCCCAAAGAACGGCATCTTTCGCAAGGTTGTCGGCGGTGAGGAGATGGGCAAACTCAAAGGTGATTTGAACGCTATTATTGTTGGTGCTTCCCCCAAAGTCGGACGCATCTTCTACGCTAAACAGTGGAGCCCCGATGCAGAGCCAACCGCACCAGATTGTTTTTCTAACAATGGACAAACTCCTGACCCGGGCGCGGCTAACTCACAAGCAAACCGTTGCGACGAGTGCAAACAAAACATCAAGGGTTCAGGCATGAACAACTCTAAAGCTTGCCGGTACTCTCGCCGACTGGCTGTTGTTTTGGAACATGATTTTGATACCGCACTGCAAGGTTCTGTGTACCAGATCAACTTGTCTTCTAAGTCTTTGTTTGGTGAAAGCCCTGCCGACAACACCCACATGTTTGAAAACTACACTAAGTACTTGGCCAACAACGGCAAGAGCTTGGACTACACCGTTACTCAACTGAGTTTCAACGAAGACAATGACAACCAATCTCTGTTGTTCACACCCCTGCGCCACATCAACCAAGCGGAATACGACGTTACATCTAAGGCAAGCGCGGACGTAAGCACTCAAAAAATGGTGACTATGACGCCTTACCAAGCAGATATGAGCGGTAAAACCCCGAAGCAGTTGGAAGCCCCCCAAGCCCCCCAAGCCGCCGCTGAAGACGTGGAGCCAAAGAAGCGTGAGTCTAAGAAAGCCGCCGACCCAATTCCAAAAGAGGATTTGGATTCTGTGTTGAACGAATGGACGTCCAAGGATTAATATGACCTACGGTTACAGCCACAATTTGGTTGAGGCAAATAAGAACGCCGATCCCGAATCTTTGGGCGTAGCTTTTGGTCGTATGTGCATTGAGTTAGGGATTCCTGCTACTCGCGTAGCGGAGGAATTGGGGGTGAGCCGCATGACGGTTTACAACTGGTTTTGGGGTGAGAGCACCCCGTCCCGCGAAAACTCAGAGCAAATCAAACTCTTCATGGCCCGCTACAAAGAACATAAATAACAATGTCATCATTTGACCTGCTAGACGCAGTACTGCCCTCAACCGGTAGATATTGTGTGGTAGGGATTGGTAGCTACGTAGATCAACGGTTCGCAGACACAAGGGGACAAGCAGAAACAATCATTCAAGAATTTAGAGACAAAGAGATCAATGTTTATTTTGGTTGCTCTAAATTTGGACAAGACGACAATCGCACTCAAGGTAACGTAACTGCTATTAGAGCGCTGTGGTTGGATATTGATTGTGGCCCTACAAAGGGTGTACCTAACTCGGATGGGAAAGTCGAGGGGTATATTGACCAGCGTACGGGATTGCTTGAACTCCGAAAGTTTTGCGGTGCGGTAAATCTGCCTCTGCCGATCCTTGTAAATTCCGGAAACGGGATACACGCATACTGGCTTCTTGAAGAAACACTGGGTAGAAAAGAGT